ACTACCAGTTGCTCCGGTATTACCTATATTACCTTGATTACCCTGTGGTCCGACCGAACCCTGTGAACCAGTTGCTCCTTGAACTCCAGCACCAGTTATACCTTGACTACCCGTTGCTCCTTGTGGACCGGTTGAACCTTGTGAACCAGTTGCACCAGCAGCACCATCAAAACCTCTCTGTCCCTGAGGACCTTGGGGACCTTGTAATCCTTGTGATCCTTGTATTGAATAATTAAATATATTATTTTGGAAGCTATAAGTATAACCGTTTAATGTTTTTATAGGTACATTACAAGGTGTATATCTAACTGGGAACCTAAATGTTATTTCAGCCGAATGTCCGTTCGCATTTATATCATCAGTTTCATATATGGGTTGAAATATAGTATCTATATTCTTATCAAAAGATAAACCTAATTGAACGAATAAAGGATGTTGATCTAATTCTGTTACAATAGTATCTAAAATATATTTAGTGTCCGATAATACCTCCTGATAATTCGTTTCACTCTTCTGTATTCTATCACAACAATATAACTTAAATGTATATAAGGCCGTCTTTTGACTTCCATTACCTTGTGTTAATCTACTACCTAATTCCTCACACCATATATAAGGTGTCTTTAAGTCTTTAAGAGCATTCCTATTCCATAAAGGTCCAAACCTAAAATCAGCAACCATCAAATGGTTTTGACTAACTAACTGAATAAGTTCAACTAACTTGTTTAACGTTGGTGTATTAGCACTCATTTCTAAAATCTTTTTTTATTATTGTATATATAAAATCTCGTAACTGTTTTTTTATTATATTATTATTTATATTATATCATTATACTCTTGCCCGCTTTTTAGTAAGTAAATATATTTGTATAGAATGTATTAAACCCAGATTTAATATGACTGAATATAGCATATCGCATCGCATCCATACCATCATCATTTAACTTAACAGGTTCATCAATAACCTGTTCCTTATTCGTTTTCCAACTATATAATCTAAACTCCTTCCAAAGATTTATACTCTCATAATGAATATAAACTTCCATACTCTTAACCTTATCTATTCCTTGCTTAACATTCTTATTAGCACCAGTTGCTCTCGAAAAACCATTCCTTCTTAACTCCTCTATAATCTCCGGTCTCGCACTATCACAATACATATACTTACTCGTATCTAAACCAAGTCCTTTCATCTCATTTATTAAATCAGTTGTCGTCAAACCAGATTTATATATCAACTCCTTAACATATACTTTATTACCATTATACATACACTTAACTAAACAAGTCGGGTGATTATAACCAAAGTCTAATCCATAAGAAAAGTCTGCCGTTTCAACCTCATCTATATACTGCTTAAAGTGAGTATATATTCTACTACTACTCGTCGGCTTCTCTCCTAATGCATAAATCTTATAGTAATTTTCATCCACATTAATGAGGTTCTCAATATAATCAACCTGGTCCTTAGGAAGGAATGGATTATCTTTATAAGTCGATTTAATAAGAGTAACATTATCTTGCTTCAATAAATCATATATCCAGTGTTCCGTATCGCTGGGGTTGAAGTCTATAAATACTTTACCACTCGTTCTTAAAACTAACTGATTAAACTCATCAAAGGATATTTCATTACCTTCATTACAATATAATATATCTCTTTTTCTACCTCTTAACTTCTGTTCATCATCACAAGAAAAGAACTCTATATAACTATCATTATCAAAATGATATACCTGTTCCGTCTTATTATGACTACTTTCTTTATATACTTCCAAGTCTTTTAATATATCAATAAAGTCTCTTAATATACTTCCTCTTAAACTCGGAAAAGACTTTCTTACAATAGACACACTCGTCTTAGGATGTGTTAGACACCATACCAATAGAAGCTGACATATAGAATATGTTTTACTCGATCTCGATCCTCCTTGATTTAATATAAATCTATTATCATCTTTATTTAACTCTACCCAGTTATTCTTAAAGACATCAGTGTGATTAATTTTCAGTTCCATTCTTATCCTGTTTTGTTATATGTATAAGTTTAATCTCAGTTATATCTTTACCATTAGTCGTAACATCAATACTATCACTATAACCTCTCTTTCTACCCTTATACTTCATATAAAAGAGAATAGCTTTCTCACTACCTTCCTTTATCTTCTTTAATAACTGGTTCTCAGCGAAGTCTAACGTAATTTCCTGTATATCATCAACTTCCTTTCTAAACTCTAAATCAGTATTATAATAGATATAAAACTGATTTCTACTTATATTAACTTCCTTACAAGCAGGAGTTATAACTCCCAAGCTTCTTTCTAATGCTTGTAATAATAACTTTTTCTTTTTGCTTATCTTATTCATAACTTTTTATATTTTTCTTCTATTATATAAGGTGTCGTATTCTTCCAACTAATACTGTGATGTAACCTTTTATTCTTGTTTCCCATCGTATTAATCTTTACATTAGAAGGTGAATAGATAATAGTATAGAAACTCTTTATATAAGTACCACCATCTAAATAGAACTCCGTTAATCCACCACTATTAGTCTGTGTAATCTTTTGCTGTAATGCTATTTGATTAGTCTGGAATACCAACTTACCAGTATTACCTAACATAACATAAGTATTAACATCCTCATTTATTCTACCAATAAACTTAAACGGTCTATCAACACAACAAAAGAAACTATTCATAATCTTTCTTTTAGTACATATATTACCAGCACCTTTCTTACCACCAATATAATCACCACCCTGTGCCAAAGCAATAGATAAACAAGGTATAGTCTTATAATAATCTAATATAAAGGAAAAGATTATATCAAGGTTTTTTATCTTCTCTATATTAATAAAATCTAAATCACCATTATACTTATATCTAAAATCAGTATAGTCATCATCTAACATAAGGAAATACTTATACCCAACACTCTTAACTATATCAAAAACAGCATTACGAGCATAAACAACAACTCTATCATCATCAAAATTATCACCTATATCAAACTTACCTTTATAATCTTTCTTACTAAATACAATAACATCACCTCCATATTTATCTTTATATAAAGATAAACTCTTATCATCATCACTACATATCAAATATATCTTACCAGTATAACCTTGGTCTCTTAAAGTCTTAATAGTTAGAACTTTATCAGGTCGTCCGAATGTTAATATAAAACAAGCAAAGTCTTTATTAATTTCCATTATCACTTATAAATTGTTTTTTAATGTTTTCCGTCAGCTTAACAAAACCCAGTTCTATTGCTCTATCAAAGTCTATTAAGACTAATGCACTATCTTCCATTAACTTCTGTACATCCTTATTAGAGTGAGCATAATAGTCAGCAATCAACTCATAATTAAATACGATATGTCTTAGAGCCGCCAATCTTAGAAAAGTTTTATCGTTCTCATCTATATTACTTTCATTTATATCCTTAACTAAACCATTATACTTTTCTAAATCAGTTAGATCATTACTTAAAGGTTTCATATCGGATGGTTTATAAATAGGTATATCTATCTTTTTAGTATATTCATCATAACTATTCTCCTTCGGTATATCTAATCCCCAATCTATTAGGTCATCCTTATTCCAATCCTTTAATAATAAATCAAAGTCCCACTCACCATATCCAACATTATCCTTAACGATAAATTCTTTCTTCTTATCTTCCGATAAGTCATTAAACTTTATAATAGATACTTCTTCTAAACCACCTTCTATACAAGCTTTAAGTCTCATATTACCACCTAATACAATCATATCATCATCAACAACAATCGGTCTTACTTCTAACATTTCAGGAAACTCTTTAATAGATTTAACTAACTTATTAAACTTATCATTCTTAATAGTTCTTGGATTATTAGAATTCATCTTAACATCACCAATCTTTACTCTTTCTATATTCATATCTATAATATATACATTTTTTTATCAATCGCCATATTCGTCCTATTCTTATGTAAAAAAATAGTTAGAATGCGTTAGTCCTCCACCAGTTACATAAGTTTCTCCAATAAGTTACTATACTATTACCACAGGTTTGACATCCATTAGTATTGTATTGTCTCGCATTCGGATCAACATATTTCTTATATAACTGGTATATACTTTCCATATCTGCTCCACTCGGAGATATAATGCGGTGTATTCTAATAATCTCATTTCTATCTGCTTCCTTTTGTTCCTCTAAAAGTTTCTCTTCTTTAGTCATATCTTTTTAAGTATTTTGTTTATTTTTCTTATCCTCTTCAGGTATATAATAAGTTCTTCCATTATCTAAATCTTATTCTATCTATATAAGGAGTAACTATTTGACTCCATAAATAAGCTATAAAACTTGTTATAACTCCAACCCAAAAACCACCAATAATCCATCCAACATATAAACTTGCGCATTTAATACATCCTAATGCTAATGAAATACTATTATAAAGTATTTTACCTATTGCCGTTTTTGGTTCCATTAAGTCTAATATCCAACTAATCGGTTCGTATTTAACGATTAAATGACTTAATAAGAATGATTTAACTATTAATAATAATGTCGTCTGTAACATCTCCTATATTCATTTTTCTATTCCAGCCTTCAACAAGTCCTCTAAAAAACTTATTAGCTGGTTGTGTTTCCACATTATCAACAATAAATAACTCACATACTTCAGGATCTATTAAAATGATTTCATCAATCACATCCACCTCAAATGTTAAACCTTTATATGTTATTGTTACTACATCATTATTATCCATTTCATTATGTTCCATTATTTCTTTTGTTTTTTATATTCCTTAATACTTTGTTGTAACTCCGTTATTAAGATTTCAGCATTACTTATATTATCTTTATTAATATAATGCTTGATTGTTTCAATCATATCTATAATCTTTTTCTTATTCATCAATTAAAACCATATTTTTATATTGCTCCAAGAACTTATGTATATTACTTTCACTTTCATATAACTCTTTATTCTCACATTCAGTTTTATAGAATTCTAAAACATCCGATATATAACTAAAATATAACAATCCTATATTAGGATCTAAATCCATAATAGATGAGTTTATCTCAACCATTTTTATAAATAATTCCTCTATACATCTAACCGGTATAACTCTTGGTTCTAATAATAGAGAGAGTTCGGAAAAGATTTCTCTACTCATTTCTCTACAACATTTATGAATTTTATTCGTAGTATTAATAAATACAGGGATCATATCTACATCTTTCCAATAGTCTTTTACTAATGTTTTTTGTTCTTTTAATGTTTCCTTATCCATATAACTTTTGTTATATTTTTATTTAATCTTTTATCTCGTCAGTATTATCTTTCGTAATAGAAATTAATGTTTCCTTATGTCTTTGGTTTCTTATATTAACTACAGCTTTATAGACTAATTCATCTAACTTATATTTAATTTTAGTCATACTATCACAGTCTTCTCTTAGGACTGCTTCGGTTAAATCAAAACTGGTTGATAATATA